TGCACCATTTGCTAGTACAGAAACTGTTTGTCCTTCAAGGTGATCTAGTCCAGATATTGTTGTAACAGCACTACCACTGTAACTTAATGCACTATCTAAAAAATTAAATGATGTATTATTTGTTTCATCAAAATCAAATACATTTAATATTTCTACAAATCTTCTAGTCGCACCATTAATTGTTCTTTTAACAATTACATAAACTTGATATTCAGTATCGTCTGTTGGAATAACTGCAACACTTTCACATACTGCTTTTCCTTCATCAGTTTTTGTTAATCTAGTAGAATCATCTAAAGATGTAATAGTTAAAAATCCTGTAGACAATGGTGATGTCTCTGTAATCGTAACTACATTACTGCTAACTGTTGCTGTAAAATCAGAATCAGCATCTATTAATGTTTTTAAGTTTGTTGCTGTTTGATTGTTACTAGATGTAGTATGAAATTTGCCAGTTGTAGAAGATGTAGCGGATGTAAATGTTGTAGTCGTACCATCTGCTTTTGTTAAAACTATTCTTGTACCATCTGCAATATTTGCATAATCAGTAACTGTAATTGTTGCATTACCAAATCTACCACCAAAAATATGTCTATGCCAAGCAGTTACTTGTTGCTCTCTTTGATAAGTAAGACCTGCTAGTTCACCATCCCCTCTTACTGCATAAACAATTTGATTAGGTTCTTGTTGATATGCGATTTGTGTTATACCTCCTTCAGTAACGTGTTCTGCAAGAATAGTCATATCGGGAGCAATGTAACCATCTACATCAAAGTTATAAGCTAATTCTCTAATTTTTCTTTTAGCACGTTGTAAAAATAATGTTGCGTTACCTACAGCTATAGCATCAACATTTGCTGCACCATGGTTAGATTGTTTTTTAATTAATATGTTTGTAGGTGTAACTGCACTATCTGTACCACCACCACTTACTGTAAATTCACCACCTGCTGTACCAATAATTAAAGTTCTTGTTGCTGTCATAAATCTAATAGCATTAACTTGGTTAGATGCGATTGTATAAATGATTGCATCATCATCAGCTATTGTACCACCAATGTTTGCATCCATGTTTTCATAATCACCAGACTTTGAAAAAAATATTGTTTGTGGTTGGTTAGTTGTTCCTGCAAATACTAATCGTTGTTCAAAAAATGTTACACACGAAGGATGACCTGTGGTGTCTGAAAAAGCTCCTAATCTCCAATCTGCTGTAGCACTTGAACTATCTAAAGCTGTAATGATTGTAATGGTTGCATTAGTTGTATCTGTTACTGCAGTTATTTTTGCATAACCTGCACTTAAAAAAACAAATCTTCCAACATCTGTTGAAAGAAAACCACTACCACTATTAATACCAGTAACTGCAGAAGCAACTAAAGCTATACCTGTACCTACTGCTGATTGACCGGGATTTAAAGTTGTGTCTGTTGTATTAGGATCTTGCATTGGTCCTTTAGTAAAATCTACATCAGTTAATGTCCAAGAAGTATGACCAGTACGAGATAGTTTTTCTACCTCATGTGCGGGGTGAGTTATGTACATGACATCTGCTGATTGTGCAAATTTTAAATCAAAAAGTTGTGCAGTCGTATAAGGTGTTGTTAGTTCAAAAACTTTATTAGATACACCACCAGAACTATAAGCGGTAAATGAAGAACTGTTTATATCTACTCCATCTTTATCTTGTAGCTCAAATGTGTTTGTTGTTTTGTCTGCAACTAAAAATCTTTTACTATTAACTTCTGTCATACCTACAACACCACTAATAACTACTTCATCACCATTTTCATAACCATGTGAACTTGCAGTTACTACTGCTGGATTAGCAGCGGTAATTCCAGATATAGTTTTATCTCCTTCTAATACAGCACCACTATCTTTATACACTCTCATTTTTAAGTTTGAGAACTCCAACATATAAGTTTGTGTTGTAGAAAATTCAAAAGGTATTAATCTTGTTTTGTTTGCACTATTAGCAACTTCTGCTAAAAATGTAGAACCGGGTCTACGAGCTGCACTACCATGTGGGTATACTATTAAGTTTTCTAAGGTTGAGCAACCAGATGTATATTTAGTTAGATCAGTTCTACCATCTAATCTTGGCGATAGTTCACCACCTGTAAAGTTTGTTAATTCAACTGCAACCCTAGCCATGGTTTAAAACCTTGAGTTAATAAATGTACCTGCGTCTATAACATCTGCCATACCTAGGTCTTGATCTATATTTTGACCTTCAGTTGAATCTACAAATCTAGCATCTTTTAATTTATCTTGAAACAAATTATACATATTTGTTGCTGTAGTATTATTAGAAGTAACTGCAAAAGCAATATCAGCAGCTAAAGAAGAAGATAAAGTTTCTCTTAATAATTCATCATATTCATTAGGATCTGTAACTCTACTAACATATAATATTTTCATTGTTTCTGTGTTACTTAATATTTTTCTACCTTCTACTTTGTAGTTTGAATCATAATCTAATATACGAAGTAATCTTAAACAATCTGCTGGTAAAGTATAAGCATAACTAAAACCCCATGCAGGAGCTGTAGTATCTTGTGCTAGTTCAATTCTTTTTTGTAAACAATTCCAAGGATGTGATCTAAATACACCGTCTCTTACTTGAGTAAATCTTGAGTTACAAAGTCTTGCGTTTTTTGAATCTTCTGTAAGTGAAAGGATAGTTGTTGCACCTAATTGGTTTAATGCTCCATTACAAATGTCTACTGTTGATGCCATACTAACTCTTTATAATATACTTGCGTCTTATTTGTCTATCTTTTTCTAACGCAAATATTTCTTCTGTTGTTCTTTCTTCTTTAGTGTCAAAGCCATAATGATTTTTAGAATCATTTTGAAACCTATCTACTAATACATACCTATACACATAATTATCTTTTTTAAAATGTAATACAGGTTTTAAATCTTGTATCTTTTTCATGCACTCTAGGCGAGTTCCACTCTCGCTTTCCTCGCCTAAAATTTTATTTACTAGTCGACTGTGTATTCAATAACAAAGCTCAAATCACCAGCAGTATCACCAGCTGCATCGAATAATAATCCGACATAGTAGTAACCACCGGGATCAGAAGATTGTCCAGCATCTTCCCAGACTTTCTGTCCGCATTTGTTAATGTTTCTAGCTTCAAACGCTACTTCAGTTCCTGTCGTTACAGCACCTCTAAGGTCTGTAATCGCAGAAGCATAAGCATCATCATCAACCGCAACAATCGCTGTTGTGTATAAACCAACGTCTGTAGTATTAGTTGATCCAGAATCTAAGTCATCATTAAACAACTTGATTGAGGATATACTAGCATTAGTTGGTATCGGAGCTAACATCACTGTGTCAGTTGCCGATAAATCTCCAGCAGCTAAAGCAATAGTTCCTTGAGCAATTCTTTTTACACCATGTAATTGCTGTGAACTATTTTTAACCTGAGGAGTTGCAACAAAATTTGTTACAATATCTGTATTAACATTCGCCATATATTCCTCCTATTACGATTCTGTACATTGTACTTCAACAACTTTAGCTTCTTCCATTCTAGTAGCACCAATGCTCATGCAGTAGTACACTTGAGTAGCATAAGATTTGTCGCTTCTTTCGTCTATTCTAGCATTGACATCTTTGCCAATACCTAAAGCGATTCCATCTTGTGCGTAAGCTATGCAGGATCTAGTTGAACCAGATAATGCTAGTCTGTTTGATACAATGAAATTAAAACCAAGGAACGAGTTGATCTCACCATTAGCCAATGCTTTGACTGTGTTGAAATCAGAACTTGTTACTTCAGTTATATTTAAAAGATCACTTATCTGCCTTGGAGACACGATAATGTGTCTAGGAATTGAAGGATCTACACTTCCTAAATCAAGTGTCTGTTTTGCAGTTCTTAATTTAGCGACAGTTAAACCAGCAGAACCATGTACGATTTGATTCGCATTAGCTGTGCTTGTTGATCCTGTTTCACCAGTAAACGCAGTTCCTAGTGCAGCAGAAATGATCACGTCATCCATAGCTCTACCCATTGCCATAGCAGCAGCTTGAGCATAAGATGATGT